CGTCGTTCCGAGCAGCAATGCCATCGGACTACACTTCTACCCAATTTGGGAAGCTGCTTCACTTGATGAATGGCTGTACAACGGGGGTCCATTCCAACTCGTCACTTTCCACTTCCTCATTGGTATCTATGCTTACATGGGACGTGAGTGGGAACTTAGCTATCGATTAGGGATGAGGCCCTGGATCTTTGTTGCGTACTCTGCTCCTGTCGCCGCTGCGACTGCTGTGTTCCTTGTTTATCCGTTTGGACAAGGCTCTTTTTCTGATGCTATGCCCTTGGGGATATCCGGCACCTTCAACTACATGCTGGTGTTCCAGGCTGAGCACAATATTCTTATGCATCCTTTTCACATGTTGGGTGTGGCCGGCGTTTTTGGTGGGTCTCTTTTCTCAGCTATGCACGGTAGCCTTGTCACGTCTTCGCTGGTTCGTGAAACGACTGAAGACATGTCACAAAATTATGGTTACAAGTTTGGGCAAGAAGAGGAGACTTATAATATTGTCGCTGCTCATGGTTACTTCGGTCGGCTTATTTTCCAATACGCCAGTTTTAATAATTCCCGTAGTCTTCACTTCTTTCTTGCTGCCTGGCCTGTTGTAGGTATTTGGTTTGCTGCATTGGGTGTGTCTACGATGGCATTTAATCTCAACGGTTTTAACTTCAACCAGTCCCTGCTGACCAACGATGGTCGAGTGGTGAATACCTGGGCTGATATCCTGAACCGTGCTAACCTGGGATTTGAGGTGATGCATGAGCGTAATGCTCATAACTTCCCCTTGGATCTCGCAGCTGCTGAGACCACTGCAGTAGCTTTGAAAGCTCCTTCTATTGGTTAATTACAATGGCTTACAACCCTGGACATGGTATGGTCATCACTTATCAAAGTGCTTGGCATACTACTAACAATCCTCTGTCGTCTTCTTTCATTCCTGGCAACCGCGATTATTACGCAGGTGATACTCGCAACTCTGCTTTCTATCAAGATCTGGAAGACGCCTGCAGCGCTCTTCGTCCGTAACAACTAAGCAATGTCGTCCGTTCATCCACACATGTGGACGCATGTCACCTGATCATGGAACGGGGGTCAGGTACTTTCATTCAGAACAATGACTCAAGTCGAATTGGATGCCCGTGTTCGGGAGCAACAGGCAGCACAAAAAGCTGCTAAGCTTAAGTATCGCGGCATTGCATACAAATCTCACGCTACTAAATTCTAAGTAGCAACGGGAGTCAGGCACCTCAGTGTCGGACCTGGCTCCTCTTGGCATTGGCCCCTGCGGGGATACCCTTTGCCGAAACCGGTTTAGGTAAAGACCATAATTTTACCAGAAAAAATTTAATACTCTGAACGTTCAGAGAGGTATCATTATTTAACCTCTCCATAAAAATGGCTGACACTATTCTTACTCCTGGTGGTTCGCTAAATAGCAACCCCTCTACTATTGCTCTGTCCCAAGGCTACAATGACGGTAGCACCACGGGAAAGTACGCCACGTATCTGAAGCTGTTCAGCGGCGAGATGATCAAGGCTTACGAGTCCCAGACGATCGCTAAAGGCACTGTCCAAAACCGTACCCTGCGTAACGGTAAGAGCCTCCAGTTCATCTACACTGGTCGCATGGAAGCTGCCTACCACACCCCTGGCACCCCTATCCTTGGTAGCGGTGATCCTCCGGTGGCTGAGAAGACCATCCTCATGGATGACCTGCTTGTCTCAAGCGCATTCTTGTATGATCTCGATGAGACTCTTGCTCACTACTCGCTGAGGTCGGAGATCTCGGCTAAGATCGGTCACGCTCTGGCTGAAGCTTATGACAAGAAAGTCTTCCGTTCTATTGCTCTGGCTGCTCGTCAGGCACACCCCATCACTGCCGCTCCTGGTCCCGAGCCTGGCGGTTCTGTGATCAACCTCGGTACTGGTAACGCCTTCAACGCTCAGGCTATCGTTGACGCTTTCTTTGAAGCTGCTTCGATCCTGGACGAGAAGAACGTTCCTACCCAAGGTCGTACCGCTGTGCTGTCCCCGCGTCAGTACTACGCTCTCGTGTCTCAAGTTGACACCAACATCCTGAACCGTGACTACGGCGCTACTTCCGGTAGCCTGAACAGCGGTGAGGGTCTGTATGAGATTGCCGGTATCCAAATCCGTCGTAGCAACAACCTGCCCTTCCAGGCTGGTACCATTGCTCGCGTAAACGGTGAGAACAATGATTACAGCGGCAACTTCGCTGGTCACTGCGGTCTGATCTATGGTCGTGACGCTGCTGGCGTTGTCGAAGCCATCGGTCCTTCCGTGCAAACCACGGGTGGGGACGTGAAAGCAATGTATCAGGGAGACCTGATCATCGGTCGCCTTGCCATGGGCTGCGACTGGCTGAACCCCGCTGCTGCTATTGAACTGACTGCAGTTTGATAACGAGGTACCAACATGATTAATCCTGGTACTTCTGAAGTTGTCTATCTGAACCCTGGTGTTGGCATTGTCAAATCCCAGACCCTGAACCCTCCTTCCCCTGTGGAAGTTGGTCGTACTGTGGTTGACGGTGTTGAAGATGATGCTACCGAAGGTTCTTCTCTCCCTATTTCTTGGTGATTTAAATGGCTAATGCTGCTGCTGCTGCAGGTGGAAACGGTGTTGCCGGTACTGTGACTGTTGCTGGTCTGGTCGATCTTATTGCTGACCAAACCGGTACCCTCGCTGGCGCTAACTTCTCTATTGAGGGTTTGGCTGCTGACGAAGAGGGTGTTGCTGTCCGTCACTCCGTGTCCCGTACTTCTGGCGGTGCTACTGCTTCGGAGGTTTACTCCGTGACCCAAGGTCTGCGTTTCGCATACTCTGGTGTTGAAGCAGATAGTCCTGCTAAAACTCGTACTGATCTCACCATTGAGTGATTTCTAACTTATCTGGGGTTCCTTCGGGAGCCCCTTTTTTTATCTATTAATATGACGTTCCCCACACAATTTGATTCTGAGACCGAACTCTCCAGTGTAAACTCAATCCTGGGGATCATTGGTCAGGCCCCGATTACTACGCTAGAATTTACCAACCCTGAAGTTGCTTTTATCTATCAGCTGCTTGGAGAAGCTAGCAAGGATATTCAAAACGAAGGTTGGACTTTTAATACCGAGTTACATTATCCATTAGAACGTAATACAGACGGTAAAATTGCTATTACTAACAACATGTTACGTGTTGATCTTAGTGATGGACAAGTTTCTAAATTCTATGATCCTGTTAAACGGAATGGTTTTTTGTATGATAAAGTAAAGCATACTTATGTTTGGGAAGATGATCTTGCAGCAGATATTGTTTGGTTCTTTGACTATGAAGACCTACCCTCTGCATTTAAACGTTACGCCACTTACAAAGCTGGTACAAGAGCTGCTACTCAAATGGTAGGTAACCCTCAACTGGTGCAGCTTCTAGCCGCTCAAGAAGTGCAAGCACGGTCTGCATGTATGGAATACGAATGCAACCAAGGTGATTACAATATGTTTGGGTTTGGTCATAACACTAGCTACACTGCTTACAAACCACATCAAGGACTTAATCGAGTAGTATGACAAGCATCGCGCAAAAAATTCCTAGGTACATTCTTGGGATGTCCGATCAACCCGATGAACTTAAAGTTCCTGGGCAAGTTCGTGATGCTGAGAATGTCCTACCCGACGTTACACTTGGTCTATTGAAGCGACCCGGTACTAAATACGTTAGTCAGTTAACTACTAACTCCGAAGGTACTTGGTTTACTATTTATAAAAATGATCGTGTTGAAAGTGATGAAAGGTACATTTGTCAAATCACTCGTCAAGGCGACGTAAATATCTGGAGCATGAAGTCTGGCAAAGCCATGACTGTATTGTATACAGCAGATGCTATTAACCTAGAAGGTGAGCAAGTCGGCGGTTTTTATACTGCTGGTAATCTTACTGCTATTGCTGGTCCTGAAGATTATTTAGTTCACTCGAACAATAACGATCTTCATACTATGAGTGTTAACGATTATACGTTTATCACTAATAGAAGGACTCCCGTGTCTATGTCTAATAGTGTTACAACGACACGTCCGTATGAAGCGTTTGTCGAGCTAAAAGCTTTGGCTCACCTACAATCTTACACTCTTGATTTTGATCAGCCTGGACAAAACCAACCAGGCCAACCTGCTGTAGTTTTTACTAGCGCCAGTCGTGTTAGCGTTAGTCCTGTTGGTTGGAACCTTAGCACCTATTGTAACAATGCTCCTGGCTGTAACAGGGCTGGTCAGTGGACTGTAACCCTTAGTTCAGGTTCTAAAGTTGGTCTAGACGTTACCATTACTAACAACTGTACTGCAGTACCTGATGGTTGTGTAGGTAACAGCGTTAGTGAATCTTATAGCCTTAGTGTTACGCTTAACAATGGTGGTGAAGGTTGGCAGGTTGGAGACCAAGTTACAACTAACCAAGGTGGTAACGAATTTAGAATTACTGTTGAGGAAGTAGGTCAAGAGATTACTACTAAAGCTAGTGATGGTCGAGCTACTTATACAGAAACTAATACCTCTGCTACTCTTAATGCTTCCACAATTCTAGGTGATTTGATTTCAGATATCAACGGTTTTAACAAAGGTTATACTGTTGAAAGAATTGGTAATGGTTTGTATATTACAAATACATACCCGTTTGTTATCACTACACCTGACCCTACGTTGATGGATGTAATTTCTGTTACAGATCAACAGCAGGAAGGTGAGACAGCAGCTAATTATATCACACAAGTTAATAATGTTGGTCGCCTTCCTAACCAATGTAAACACGGATACATTGCTAAAGTAGTTAACACAGAAGGGGCGGAAGATGACTATTACGTTAAATTCCAAGGTAATAACGAGCTAGACGGTGAAGGTCTGTGGGAAGAATGTGCTAAACCTGGCATTCCTCATACCATAAACAACCGCTCAATGCCTCACGTATTGATCCGTACTTCTAATGTTACGGTAGATAGTGACGGAGATTTGATCTCTGAGTTTTACGTTGGACCTGTAAAGTGGGGACCACGAGCAGCTGGTGATGAGATCACTAACCCTCGTCCTAGTTTTTGCCCTCCGCCTGGTGCTGACTTTGGTGACACTATCAATGCTACTGTGTTCTTTAGGGATCGTCTCGTTTTCTTGAGTAGAGAAAACATTGTGATGTCTAGAACCTCTGAGCATTTTGAGCTGTTTGGTCGTTCGGCTACAGCTATTGTAGACAGTGACCCTATTGATGTGTCTTCTAGCAGTACAGTTCCAGCTATTCTACATGAAGGTTTAGTTGTTCCATCTGGTCTAATTGTAGTTAGTCCTAACCAACAATTCTTGCTGCGTACAGAAAACGATATTCTATCACCACTAACTGTTAAAATTACTAACATTTCTAGTTATAATATTAACCCTAACACTAAACCAATTTCTTTGGGTACTACTGTTGGATTCTTCAGTAATACTGGTAGGTACAGCCGTTTCTACGAGATGGTTAATATTACCAGTAGTGCAGACCCAGAAGTTCTTGAACAAAGTAAGTCTGCTGGTACTCTACTTCCACAAGATTTAGAGTTCATTACAGACTCACAAGAAAATGATTTGATTATGGCTTCTGAAAGGGGTAGTAATCAAGTTTGGTGTTTTAAATATTTTAACACCGGAGAACGTCGAGCACTTAATTCTTGGTTCTACTGGAGTATGCTTGGTGAAGTTGTTCACCACAAAGTTATCAAAGATAATTACTACGCTGCTCTTGAAGCTGATAACGGTAACGTTTATTTGGTACGTGCTGACTTGCGACCTTTGCGTGATACCACTACGTTTACTGAAGACAACTTTCGTATTCATTTCGATTACTACGGGTCAGTAGTTACAGGCGACATGACTTACAGTGAGTCTGATAACGCTACAACTTTTACACTACCTATTCCTTATTTTAGCGGTGAAGAGTTGCAAGCATTTAGCATGGGAGATGAACCTGGACGTATTGGAGACATTACTGTAGATGGTGCAACAGGCAGCCTTCAAGGTGATTGGACTGATGACCCTATTGCTATAGGTTACACGTTTGATATGCGTGTTGAGTTCCCAACTATTTATCCTACAAAGAGAAGTGGTGTCAGTGGTACTCTAGAAGCAGACACTCGTGGATACCTGACTTTGAACAGAATTAAAGTTACTCTTGGTGATTCGGGTTACTATGAAGCTACACTGAAATCTTTTGGCAGAGATGATCGTATCATCACATACGAATCTGCTACAGCAGGTACTTATCTAGCCAACACAGCTTCTATTCGTGATGAGACGACGTTGACTGTTCCTGTTTACGATAAAAATACTAACTTTAATTTAGAACTATCCTCTAAACATCCTTCTCCTACTACATTGTATTCAATGGAATGGGAAGGTAACTACAGTAATTTGTATTATCGAAGTGTCTAAAGTTGAAATCCGCCCAGCAACAATCGAGGCTGCTATTGAGGTAGCCTCTAACTTGCTTCCTGAGGACCGTAGAGAGGTCGAAGAGGGGCACGGTCAAGATCCTATGGTCGTGCTCCCTGAGGCTGTTTCTAGAGGCTTCTGCGTGTACTTCACGATGCCTAACGGCAAGACTGCCGGAATGGCAGGTATTCATGACAACGGAGCAATCTGGATGTTATGTACACCAGTTATTCGTGACTACCCAATAGCTTTTGCACGTGAAGCTAAAAAATTTATTGACAGCAGAAAGGAGAAGCTGCTCTTTAATATTGTGGATGCACGTAATGTGACCCACGTAAAACTTCTCAGATTCCTTGGGTTTAAGTTTATCCGAGTGATTACTTACGGACCCAATAACTTGCCCTTTATAGAATTCTGTAAATTATGTGCGGACCCGCAACAGCCATCGGCGTAGCCACTGGGGTTTCGTCTGGTTTGTCAGCTATTGGTAGCTTCCAACAAGGAAAATCTCAAACTGAAGCCACTAATCGTGCCAGACTGAATCAGTATAATGACGCTATGAAAATGCGTCAGTTTAAATATGGACAAGACATGGCTGTTTATCGAGCAGCTGTGAATGACTATAAATCTGGTATCCGTGAATCTGACATTGCTATCAGCGGTACTAGAACTTCTTTAGACAAGCAAGGTCAAGAGCGCATTGATGCAGCTCGTATTAAAAGCTTAGACAACAACATCAAACAGCTTCAAGCTGAAGGTAAGATTGCTGCTAGTATGCAGGCAGGTCGTAGCCGAGATCGCGTCCTAGCAATGACTAAAGGCGCATTCGGTAGAGACCAAGCTATGACTGAAAGCAATCTCCTGCGAGCTAGGTTTGCTGATATTGATAAGTACAGACGCTTTGCAGATCAAGCTACAAGCTACAGGCGTCAGTTGTACAGTAAACTACCTATGGAACCAACAATGGGTCCAGCTCCAAGCGCACCTATTATGCAGCAAGGTCCTTCTGCTTTGTCTTTGATTGGCGGTCTTGGAAGTGCTGCACTTGGCGGTCTTACTGCTGGTCTTGGCGCTGCTAATGATCTTGGTCGTCCTGGTACTCCTAATGCTCGTTAATCATGGCTGAATTTAAACCATTCGCACTGGACCCAGAGTTTCGTCCAGTAGCTTCATTCGACACCGCAAGTAAGCAAGCACAGTACGCTAAAGAACAGGTATCACAGCTGCAAGAGTTTATGAACTCTCGCCGCGTTACTGATCAACAAGCAATTGAAGACGCTAGATTTTCAGGTCAAAACTTTAAAGCTCTTGCTACTCTAACTAAATCTGGTGTAGATTATTATCAAGCTCTAGCTAAACAAGAGTACAACGACAAGTTGATTGGAGAACAGTGGGAGATGCAAATGGCTCCTCCTCCAGAACAACAGCAAGCTGAAGAAGAAGCTACTGCTGAAGGTGAACTTGAGAATCGTGTTGTTACTCCGATTATTGAACAACTAGACCCTATTGCTCAGGAAGCTTTTAACAGGTCTTCTAAGCAGAAAGGTGCTGGTCTGTATAATGAGAAAGGTCTGCATCAAAAAGTTAAGGGTCTTCTTCCTAGCCACTACACTGCATTCCTCAACAGCTCTGAGCTTATTGATACCCCTGAGGGTAAGGTACCTGCTTTTGAAGCTTACAAAAGTAGTAACCCTGCTATGGTACAAGCTGCTGTAAATGCAGCTCGATGGAATCTTATTAGCAAATACGGTCTTCAGTATTCTACTAAGACTGGTTTTGTTAAAGACCTTAGTGAAAGTATTACTAACACAGAGCAGTATCTTCTGACCAATGCTCTGACCAGTAATATTAAACAGACTCAAACAGATAACTTAAACAGCTACAAAGGTCTAGCTTATGCTAGAGGTTCTCAAGGATTCAAGTCCGTTGAAGAAGCTGAGGCTTCTTTTGCTGAGTTATCTGATCTAGCTTACACTGGTAACACTGGTACTAGCCGTCGTGCAGCAAACTCAGCTGTTGTTACGTCAATGGCAGCAGGTATGGCAGCCTCAGGTAATGCTGACGGTGTTAAAATGCTGAAGCGTGTCAAAGCTATTCCTGGTCAAGAAGGTACTGAACTTGGGTTTGTTTATGGTCAAGAAATTGATGAAGCTGTAGCTATTGCTACTCGTCAAGCAGAAACTAATCGTACCAATGAAGGTAGGTTGATCGAACGCAATATGCGTAATGAGTTAGCCAACCTTCCAGACGATGCTACTCCTGCACAACGTACAGAAATTATTCAGAAGTACAGGCAACAAGCAGAAGCTATTGAAGCTTATGATGTTGTAGACCGTATTGATGGCAATATGTCTACTCTTGTATTGTCTGATAACGTAGCTGTAAATGATCAATTAGTTCGTAGCAACATTGCTTCTGGAAATTTAACTGATCGAGCAACTCTAGAGTCTATGTATGGTGCTGGTAAAATTTCTAAACCAGCATACGATGATGGGATTAAAGCTGTTGAACAGAAAGCTGCTCTTAGTAGCCCTGAAATTAAACCTAGTTATGACCGCTGGAAAGGTGAACTCCAGAGTCAAATGGATATCAAGCTTGGTGTTAAGCGAGATCCTCTTGGCGGGTTTAGTATTAGCGGAGGTCTGAAAACTCTTGTTAAACCTGAAGAACTTCGTGGTTATTACGCTGCGTATGAAGCAGATATTGTTAAAGTAGCGCAACGTAGTCTTGCTAAAAGCATAGGTAAAACGCCTGCTGAAAGGGCTGTTATGCTGGATAAAGATTTGGATGATTGGTACAAGGCTCAAGTACTGACTTCTGGTGGTAAGTATTACAACGGTGGTTTTTTAACTACCACTGATGAAGAAACTGTGATGCGAAAAAATAAAGACACGTGGAGAAAGTATTGGGAACGTTGGACTGATCCTAGTTTCCGTGCTCGACCTACTTCTTTACCTCAGCGTCTTAGTTTTAATTATGGCAGTCCTATGCCAGATGATGTCAGGTACGCTGCTAATCTTAACAACCCTGATCAAATAATTAGTAATGACGATGTAACGCTTGCCAAAGCAAACTGGGAAGAGGGTATTGCGGATTCTGACCTACGGCTTGCTTCGGCAGATCTAGGCGTATCTCCCCTTACATTTATTAATTCTCAGTTAGAAGCTACTGACGAAACACCTTTTAAACCTCAGGTTTCAGCTAAAGCTCTTGCGAAAGCCGAAGGTAAGCCTCGGGTTGGACTACAATTGTTTGAACAAGTAGGTTTCCCAACAAAAGGAGCCTCGTATCTATCCGCTGCTGTTGCGACAAAAGTTGGATGGAAAGACCCTAAATCTCTAGATATTGATCAATGGCCTGAAGCTATGCAAGCTGAATATCCCATTGCATTCAATACTCTCATGATACCCCAAGCTACAGACAGACACCTACAGGCTGCCGTTGAAATGATCTTCGGTCCTATGCCTTCTCTGTCTATTGCTGCACAATCTCTTTATGCGTAAACGAGAATGACTCCTGAAGAAGAACTCAGGCAGATGGACGAGCAGCTTGAACAGCAAATCCAAGCTCAAGAAGCTGCCGCTCCCCCTGCTCCTGAACCCCAACCACTTGAAAGACCTGAGGGTCTCCTTACTCAAATAGGTAAGGGTATAGACTATGCTATTAGCGGTGATTGGGTAAACGATGCATTGGATGCTGTGGCACCCGATGTATTCATGTCCAATGAAGAACTAGAAGCTCGTAAAACAGCTCGAAGAGCTGAAGTTGTTGAAGAAGGAAGCTTCTTTGATAAGGCTCTGTATGGTACGTCTGAAAACGTAGAGGCAGTCGCTGAAGGTGCTCAGGCTGGTCTGATGCTCCCTCTTACTATCGGTGCCAACGTTGCTAACCAAGAAGCTCCTTGGTCCACAGCTCCTGAGCGTATGAAAGATTCAGCAGTGGCTACTACACTGTTTGAAATCTCTGAAATCCTAGCACCTACGCTGCTTCTGACAGCTGTAGGTATGCCTCAAGGCGGTCTGGGTCTTGTCAGTGGTGCTCGTGCTACACGGGCTGCTGTGGATGCAGGCGCTGCACAAGATGTAGATCAAGTCATTGCTGGTCGTCAACTTGCTAGAGGTTTGGCTGATTTGTCTGAACGCCTAGGTTTGAGTGAAAGCGATGAAATGTATAAGAGCTTGATTGAAGGTAAATCCTTAGAATCAAAAGCTTTTACTGCAACTGTTGCTTTTCTGCAATCCTATCTCCTTGAGTTTGGCGTTGACAATGTTATTGCTAAACTTATTCCAAATAAAGCTCCAGGTAAAGTAACTGAAAAAATTGCTAAGCAGTTAGGTAAAACACCTGAAGAAGTTCAGGCAGTACTTAATAATACTTACAAAAATGCCTACACTTCAGCTCTAGAACCTGAAGATGTAATCACCCCTAACACTATCGGACCTACTGTAATTGCTGAAGCTGAGCAAGTAATTGCTACTCCTGCATTTCTTAAAGAAATCCAACGTAAAACTGGTGTTGGTTTAGACGGTCTTACTTCCGCAGAACGTAATTATTTTACTAACCTTGATGTAATTTCTGAAGATACTTCACTTCAAAATATTGTTCAAGAGATTACTAAAGAGCTTCCTGATCTTGTAGCCAACAAGGTTGAACAAGCTAAAGTTTTAAAGAGGGCTGGTGATTGGTGGCAAGCTAACAAAGGTTTGCTGAATGATGATTGGGCTAAGCTAGTTGAAAACTTTGCTGATGACTTTGCTGTACCCTTTAGCAGGGAAGGTCTGAGTTCTAAAGAAGTCATTAAGTTGCAACAAAATATCGGCACTTACATGCGTGAAGGTGCTATGCTTGATCTTCGAGTACCTGAATCGTACACTGTTGCTACGATGATTGCCGAAGAGATGAGTGTTAAAATTTCCAAGCTAGCTACTGTAATCAACAACCTAGAAGATATGGGTGTTGATAATACAGCAGCTATGGAAGTGTTGCAGCAAATGATTGACAAAGCTGAAACTATTATGGTTCCTCTCCGTCGCTCTAAACGGACGTGGAGTCTTGGTGGTTTTGCTCAACAACGTCAGACTAAAGAAGGTGTTCGTGCCCTTGACATTAGTCCTTTGGATGATGTCTCAGTTTCCAGTGAGCCAGGTAAAGCGTTTACTGAGTTTTCCGATGCTAGTACTGGTAAGCGTGGTACTTTCCGCGAGCTTATGTCAATGGCTAAAGCCGGAGACAAAGACGCTTACAGAGCGGTTAAAATGATTGTTACTCAGCTTAGCATGGGTGATCCTCGTTCTGCTTTGGAAACTCTGGAAGTTAGCGCTGATATCATTAAGAATAATTTCTTTGGTGGACGTGGTGATTGGCTACAATCTTTGATGTATAATGTCGGATTGCTCAGCAGTGCTTCTACTCAAGTTGTTTCTGCTGCAAACACTATTATCCGTCAAACTGCAGAACCTGCTGCTCTGGGAATTGTAGGCGCTGAAAAAGCTTTGGCTGGTACCATCCTATTTAACAAAGAGTTGGCTCTTGAAGGCCGTAAAGAAGCCCTTTATTCTTTAGGACAACTTGCAGGAGGTATCACTAACCTACACAACACTGCTTGGGCTGGCATCAAATCTTGGTGGTATAACAAACCTATCACAGGTACTAGCAGGTTTGCTAAAAAAGTTGAAACTCTGGCTCAAAAACAAGCAGTTATTGATAGAAATTATCTAGCTTACAAGCAAGTTCTTTCTGATCAAAACGCTACCCCTGACAAACTGTTCTTTGCTTGGGCAGAATATGTCATGCAAAGTGTGGGTAATAACTTCTTGACTTCGCAACCTACTAGGTTGTTGATGGCACAAGACTCTGCTGCTACCAGTACTGCATTCTATGGCACCCTTGCGGGTAAGGCTATGATCGCAGATAACGGTAAACCTTTCGCTCGTAACTTCTACGATCTTAAAAAAGGTGCTCTTGGTAAAAGTGGAGACATTTTTAAAGGAATTCGTGACATTGATCTTTTAGAAGCTGCTAAAACTACCACATTTCAACGAGAAATTCCTACTGGTTCTGATGCTAACCAAGTAGATAAACTGTTTGGTGCTATTGCAACTGCAGCTGATGAATCTGGTATTTTAAAATTTTTTGCACCATTTGCTAGAATTAGTTGGGATTTTCTTGATCAAGCTTTTATTGCTGGTGTTGGTTCTGTTCCTGTTGTAGGCGGTAAAGTTCTTTCTGGTCTAAATCCTCGATACGCTAAAATGCTGTCAGGTGAAATGGGTCCAGCTATCCAAATGCAAGCTAAAGGTACAATGGCTGCGGCTCAATTGTTCTTGATGTTTGGTACTTGGCAAGCTGTTCAAGGTAACATGACTGGTAAACAGTCTGGTAACCTTCCTAAAGACTCTTTTATTGTTCCGTCTGAGACCACTGACTCTGGTTTTATGGCTCTTCCTTACGGACGTATCCAGCCGTTTGCAGCTTATCTTTCTATTAATTCTGACCTAGTTAATTTGTTCCGTACTGGAGCTATTAGCCGTGGTGAATACCAACAAGGTCTTGGTCAATTGATTGCATCTATTGGTGAAAACAGTCTCGATCAAACAGTCTTTACTGGTCTTGTTAACCTTGGTGATTTGATTGGTCAAGGACGTACTAGCGCTAGCTGGTTGTCTGATATTGCTGATGCATTTAGCCTTCCATTTGCTCCGGCATTTAGCCGTATGATTGGTAGAATTGGAGATCCTTTCAGTGATGTTGCTTTTATTGACCGTGGAGATCAGCTGACTTCGTTGGCTGCTTCGTTGGCTAGGAAACAAGGTCGTACTGCAAGCCTACCTAAAATTACCAACATTTATACAAACAGGATTCAACCAAACACACCTATTGATGTGTCTGATCCTAACGATCCTGCACAGCTGGCTGAGGCACGTAGGGCTTCGCTTCTAAACGAGTTCTTCTATCCTGGACGTATTCAAGAAGCTTACAAAGATGCTCCGTGGCGTAAACTACTAGATGAAGTTGGTTACGTTGTACCTAAAGATTTCTTGCGTACTGCTTACGGCGTCCCTCTTCCTCTAAATGTACAAGCAGAGCTTTCTGCAATTATTGCACAAGATGGTCTTGGCGAAAGGCTTAGTCTCTTCTATAACTCTACTGGCTACGATGCTATGAAGAAAGAAGTTGCAAGAGAGAAAAAAGCTCAGACTCCTAACCCTATTCCTGGTATTCCTGCTGCTGTAGGACGCAACACGATTGCATCTAGAAAGCAAAAAGAATTACGTGATATGGTTGAAGCAATGCACATTGAAGCTAAACAACGGGCATTGGAGCGTATTAGTGATCCTGAACTGCTGCAACGTATTGAAGAAAGGAAGAACGTTGGCGCTCAAGCTTCTGCTGATGTTAACAACTCTGAGTGGAAAGGTATGTATGCCTCTGAAGCTCAACAAAATACTCAATTGGCAAGCCAGGTTAGAAATATCCTGGACATCGCTTAATCCACCCATTACCATAATTATGTAACGTAATGGCAACAACTGAAATCTTTTATACAGGTGATGGGACTACTACTCTTTTCACCTTTCCATTTGAATACATTACAAAAGACGATGTTAAGGTAAGCCTTGACGACGTTGACACATCTGAATACACTTACGCCAACGCTACAACTATTCAAATGAACACGGCTCCTGCAGTCGATGTTCAACTTCGCATTTATCGTCAAACAGATGTTGATACCCTGAAAGCTACGTTCTTCTCAGGGTCATCTATCCGTGCTACAGATCTTAACGACAACTTCCAGCAAAACAACTTTGCTGTTCAAGAAATTAGAAATTATACTTGGGATAACGAAGTTGATACTATCCATAGCGACGAGACTTGGGACAGCTCTGATACCAAGATTGCTACTACTGCTGCTATGGATCAGCGTTTCCAAGATGAAGCGACTGAAAC